AAAGTTCCAGACAATATTGAGCAAGGTGAAATGACACCTGTGGCTCTGGCTATGCCCGACCAATACAAAGAACCAGACGACCCTATACTTTCGTATAGACAATACTGTATTGCTGAAAAGCATTATGCACAATGGAACAAAAGCAGACCCAGGCCTGTTTGGTGGCCCACACCGAATGCTTGGACTGCTTAATCAGTCATCAATGATGATGAAAATGCTTGACATATATGAGGATTGCCCTTATATTTGTCTTGTTTAATAACTACCTTATAAGGAGTATAAAATTATGGCTATTTTAGAAGGTAAAGCTTATTGGGCAAGTGTAACAACTCCCAATACGACTTACGAACCTGTTTATACTGTTGATTTAGTAGTCGATGCAAATACTGCAAATGACTTTGAATCAAGAGGATTTCGTGTAAAGGACCTAACATTGAAAAATGAAGATGGTTCTCAAGAATCAGTAGGTAAAGCTATTGTTATCAAAAGGAAAGTTAATGGTGCTAACAATACTGTTAGACCAGCTCCAAAACTTTTTGATAAGAATAAGAATCCTATCGATACTATTGTTGGTAATGGCTCAACAGTCAAAGTTCAATACAATGAATGGGAGACTGAAAACAAGTATGGTAAGTTCAAAGGTTTGGACTTCCAAGCTATGCAAGTCATTGACCTTGTATCCGTTAAATCCGGAGATGGAGATGAACTAGACCCATTTGGTGATGGGGAGGAATTTTAATCATGATTATTGTTGTTAATGGAGTTTCTTACGAAACTGAAAACATCAAAGATGCTGATAAGCGTAAGCAAGTTCAAGCTTATGTAAGTCAAATGGCTTTCAATAACCAGATGCAAATCAGCATTCAAAAGAGCAATGATAAGCTTCAAGGAGAACTTAATGAACTCCTACCTGAAGAAGCTGTTGTTGAAAATGAAGTAAATGATTCTGCAAAGACTGAGAAGTCTAAGAAGTAATTGTTTTTCTTTTATACCTCGTATGGCTCTCTTCGGAGAGCCTTTTTTATGGATAAATTATGGCAGTAAAATTTGTAAAATATCACTTACCATGTCCCTCGTGTGGTAGTAGTGATGCGTTAAGTGTCAACGAGGATGCGTCAGCTAAGTGTTTTAGTTGCAATAAATTTTTTCCTAAGTTTGAGGAAGGAGGTCAATATTCAAATATGCAAACAGTAAAAACTCAACAACCTCTACGAGCTATCAATGTGGAAGGAGGATGCTTTTCACGTTTAGTAGATAGAGGTATATCGCAGGAGACTGCAAAAACGTTTGGAGTGAAAGTTGTTTATAGTTCAGATGGTAAAGTTGCTCAACATCTTTATCCGTTTTACATTAACAACGAAATCTCAGCTATTAAAACAAGATATGTAAATGATAAAAGATTTACTATTGAAGGAACAATTCAAGGCACTGGTCTCTTTGGCCAGAACTTATTTAAAGCTGGTGGAAAATACATCACGATAACTGAAGGCGAGTGTGATGCTATGGCAGTCTATGAAATGACTGGTAGTAAGTGGCCTGTGGTTTCAATTAAGACTGGTGTGGCTTCAGCAGTACGAGATATAAAAGATAACATAGAATATTTAGAAAGTTTCGACAACGTTATAATCTGTTTTGACAAAGACAAAGCCGGTATTGAGGCCTCTAAGAAAGTAGCCTCTATACTAAAACCTTTAAAAGCAAAGATAGTAAACTTACCTAATGGTTATAAAGATGCCAACGATATGTTGTTGCAGAACAAACATCAAGACTTTGTTAAAGCTTGGTGGGATGCCAAGATATTTACACCTAGTGGTATCATAAGAGTCTCAGAAAAAGAGACAGACTTTTTCAATCGTCCTAAAAAGGATAGCATTCCTTACCCATACGAAGGTCTTAACAAAAAACTTATTGGTATGCGACAAGGAGAGTTGGTGACGATTACTGGTGGGACTGGGCTAGGAAAGTCTTCGGTAACAAGAGAGCTAGAACATTGGCTCATAAATAAAACTGATGATAACGTAGGTATCATTGCGTTCGAAGAGGCCTGGAGACGAACAGTCGATGGTGTTATGAGTATCGAAGCTAACGCAAGACTTTACATAGATAGTGTTAGAGAAACATTTACGTTTGAGACTTTAAGAACTATGTATCAGAAGTTGTTTGGTAAGGATAAAGTATTTATTCATGCTCACTTCGGGACTAATGATATTGAAGATATCTTTTCTAAGCTTCGTTATCTGATTGTTGGATGTGATTGTAAATGGGTGGTAGTAGACCACTTACACATGTTAGTTACAGCTCTGTCTGAAAACGATGAACGTAGAGGTATTGACAACATCATGACAAGACTTAGAAGCATGGTCGAAGAGACAGGTGCAGGTATTTTTCTTGTCTCACACCTCCGAAGAGTCGATGGTAACAAAGGACACGAGAATGGAATCCAAGTCAATCTGAGCCATCTGAGAGGCTCACAGAGCATAGCACAACTATCCGACTGTGTGATTGCCCTTGAACGAAATCAACAGGCAGAAGACGAAAGAGAAGCTCAGACAACACGTTTGAGAGTATTAAAGTCAAGATACACCGGAGATGTTGGTATGGCCTGTGCCTTGCTTTATGATAAAGATACAGGTAGACTAGAAGAACTAGATGAAACTGATTTTAGTAGCTTCGATAGTAAAATGGAACCAGATATACCTTTTTAGATTATGAAACGTTTAGTATTTGACATAGAAACAGACGACTTAAATGCAACAAAAGTCTGGTGTATTGTCGCTATAGATGAGGATGATAAGGTCTATAGCTTTCATGGCGATACTATTGAGGATGGTCTAAAGCTTCTCAACGAAACAGAGATGCTGATAGGCCATAACATTCTTGGTTTTGATATCCCAGTCTTAACAAAACTGTACGATTGGACACCGAAGGCCTCCATTAAAATCATTGACACTTTGGTGTTGAGTAGGCTATTTAACCCTACAAGAGAAGGTGGGCACAGTTTGGAGAGATGGGGTATCAAACTAGGATTGCACAAGTTAGAGTCGCCAGACTTCTCTGAGTTCTCAGATGAAATGTTAAAGTATTGTATTGCTGATACAAAACTTAACAAACTTTTATTTGAAAATCTTCGAACTCAAGCTTCTGGTTTTTCTAAAGAATGTATAGCTATTGAACATGACACAACTAAAATTTTAGAAGAACAAAAACGTAATGGTTTCTTGTTTGATGTCAAAAAAGCTACACTTTTAACAGCTAAGTTTCAAAAACTTTTGAAGGAAGTCGAAGAAGAAGTACACGTAACTTTTAAACCAAAATGGATTGACGATAAACTTGTTACTCCTAAGTGGAATAAAGATGGGTCTTTATCTCGTAGAGGCTTGACAGAAGAGGAATACAACAGTATAATAGATGGTTCACGTCCTAAAAAACCTTTCATGCGTAAAAAGCTCCAAGAGTTTAACTTGGGGTCCCGGAAACAGATTGGTGAATATCTTCAGGACTTTGGGTGGAAGCCTAAAAAGTTTACTCCAACAGGCCAACCTATTGTCGATGAAACTACTTTAAAAGAAATCGACCATATTTACGAAGCAAAACTTATAGCTGACTATCTGCTTTATCAGAAAAGAATTGCACAAGTTCAGTCTTGGCTAGACTCTGTGCATGATGATGATAGAGTTAGAGGTTCAGTCTTTTGTACAGGGACAATCACAGGACGTATGGCACATCGAGACCCTAACATGGCTCAAGTGCCTAGTGTTGCTAATAGATTTGGTGACGAGTGTCGAGCCTGTTGGATTGTTCCAGAAGGTTATAAACTTGTAGGAGTTGATGCTTCTAGTCTTGAACTAAGAATGTTAGCTCACTACATGAACGATGAGGAGTATACAAATGAAATCTTACACGGAGATATTCACACAACTAACCAACAAATTGTTGGACTTAAATCAAGAGATAAGGCAAAAACATTCATCTATGCACTTATCTACGGAGCAGGAAACGCAAAACTTGGAAGCATTGTTGAAGGAACTCAAGCAGATGGTAAAGAACTTAGACAACGTTTCTTGGATGGTAAACCATCATTTAAATCTCTTAGAGATAGAGTGCAAAGAGCGTCTAAGAAAGGTTTCCTCAAAGGATTAGATGGTCGTAAAATTTTGTTACGACATGAACATGCTGCTTTAAATACTTTACTGCAAGGTGGAGGAGCAATCGTGATGAAAAAAGCATTGTGTTTACTGGACGAAAGATTAAAACTTGCTAGTATAGACTATAAGTTTGTAGCTAACATTCATGACGAATGGCAAATAGAAGTTAGAGAATGTCAAGCTATGAGAGTTGGTCAACTAGCTGTAGAGTCTATTAAAGACTCAGCTAAGTATTTTAACATGCGTTGTCCTTTGGATGGCGAATATAAAATAGGGAGTAACTGGAGTGAAACCCACTAAGAAAGACAGAAAAAAGTTTGACCTAGACTTAGAATATGGTCAAGTTCGAGAAGATAAAATCGCAGAGATGCTTCAAGATAAAAAGATTGAAGTTAAATCTGAACGTGATATTTGGCAAACTACAGGTAACATTGCTATAGAATATGAATCTTGGGGAAAGCCTTCAGGAATTAGAGCAACTGAATCTGATTATTGGTTCCATAATTTATGTATTGGTGATAAAATATTTTGTAGTTTAGTTTTTGATACTGAAGTGTTGAAAAAGATAGTAGATAAACTAGATACTTTTAGAACAGTATCGGGTGGAGATAATAATGCAAGTAGAATGTTCCTTGTAAATTTATCCAAGTTGTTTTCATCTGACGTAATAAAAGCTTTTAAAGAATTGGAAGATGAAAAAGAAAAAGATTGAAACCCTAGTTGAAGATATTTATAAAGTTATCGGCTCGTTAGCTGAAGACAAACCAATAAAAATATCTGAAGCTGAATACGAAGAGTTTGGTAAAGCTATGTCGGATGCCTTAAGACATTGGGCAACACCATCGTCTGGTGCTAGAGATAATATTAGAATGTCTAATGTTGGTAGACCTCTACGTAGACTTTGGTATGAGCTAAAATCTCCAGACTTAAACAATGAGAAAATGTCTTCTCCTCTTTTTATAAAATTTCTGTATGGTCATTTACTAGAAGTATTAGTTTTGTTCTTTACGAAACTAGCTGGACATGAAGTAACAGATGAACAAAAAGAAATTAAAGTCTTGGGTGTTAAAGGACACATGGACTGTAAGATAGATGGACAAGTTATAGATGTTAAATCGGCCTCTGGTTATTCTTTTAAGAAATTTAAAGAAGGAACTCTAGGAGAGAATGATTCGTTTGGTTATCTTTCTCAGTTGGCCGGATATGAATATGCTGAGAAGACCTCAAAAGGAGGCTTCTTAGTGATGAACAAAGAGACTGGAGAACTTACAACATTTATTCCAGATGATTTAGACAAACCAAACATAACTACAAAGATTAAAAAAGTTAAGAAAGCTATTGCTAGTGACACTCCTCCAGAGCTTTGTTATGAGCCAATACCAGAAGGGAGTTATGGTAATATGAAGTTGCCTAGAGACTGTACGTATTGTCCGTTTAAGTTTGAATGTCACAAAGACGCAAACGATGGACAAGGTTTAAGAGTCTTTGCTTATGCAAAAGGCAATACTTACTTTACTAAAGTAGAAAGAGAACCTAACGTTGAGGAAATAAAGATACTATGAATGGTAGAAAATCTAAAAAAGTTAGACTAAAAGCTAAACTTCTTTTTATTGAATGGATAGGTTCATTCTTAAAAGAAGAAGACCGTAAACAAATTAACTTACAAAACTTTACTCAGTTATTACCTGATGAGACTCATGTATATGCCAACAGAAGATTAATGCACTCAGCATTTTCTTTTAGATGGTTCATTAAGTACGTTAAAATCTTAAGTAAAAATAAAGCTATAGATGATATCAAGCTTACCGATGTGATGGAATATGCGAGGGTATCGTAAGCCTAGGAAGATTCGTCCTAAAGAAAAAGATGTTCCTTCCGGTTATGATTCTAACTGGGAATATAAGCTTCATCAAACCGTTTTAAAGAACTGGGAACATCATGGTGATAAAGTCAACTACATAGTTGAACATCATTATGAGCCAGACTTTATTAAAGTAATTGGTGATAAAGAATATCTTCTAGAAGCTAAAGGTCGCTTCTGGGACTATAACGAATACAACAAGTATGTTTGGATTCGTAAATCATTAGAGCCTAATCAAGAGTTAGTATTTCTTTTTTCTAGCCCTTCATCGCCTATGCCTCAAGCAAAAAGACGTAAGGATGGAACAAAAAGAAGTCATGCTGAATGGGCCGAAAAGAATAATTTTAAATGGTACACGGAGGACACATTACCGGATGAATGGAAATAGAGGAAAAAATTATGTACAAGTTTAATGAAGATAAATTAATAGAAGAACTACAACGTTATGTTTACGATACCTATGGTCAACACTATGCTACAGATAAGTATCAAGCTACTGATGTTATCATTGACTCTGGACATGGAACAGGATTCTGCATGGGAAACATTATGAAGTATGCTAAACGTTATGGTAATAAAGAAGGTAGAAACAGAAAAGACTTATTAAAGATATTACATTATGGTCTTATTATGTTATACATTCACGATGAAACAGATAAATTTTTTAAAACAGGAGAATGATGGAAGATAAAATTGGTGTAAAACAATATTTAGGTATAATTATTGATTACGATAAAGAAAAAGAGTTGGATAAATTTACTTTAGATACTCTTTATGACAGATATTTATTTAATGAAGGAGGTGAAACACATGCTCAAGAAGCTTTTGCAAGAGCTGCAGTATATGGTGCAACGTATAAATCTGTTACAGACTTTGATTTGGCTCAGAGACTTTATGAGTACAGTTCTAATAGGTGGTTCATGTTTAGCACTCCTATCCTTTCTAATGGTGGAACCAGCAGAAATGGCCATAAGGCAAGGGGTCTTCCTATTAGCTGCTTCCTCAATTATGTTCCTGATTCTAGGGATGGTTTGTCTGCTCATTACGATGAAAATATTTGGTTGGCTAGTTCAGGTGGAGGGATTGGTGGATATTGGGGAGATGTTAGGAGTAATGGTATTTCTACTTCTAACAATAGTCGTTCTACTGGTTCAATTCCTTTCATAAAAGTTGTTGATTCTCAAATGTTAGCCTTTAATCAAGGCACAACAAGA